TTAAAATTTGTGCAAGTGGTAAATTTGCATATTGTCAAAGTCAGCGATTCGGGTTCTGAATAGTGGTGGTGTATTCTGAAATAGTTTGGAATTTCTAATCTTCACAGGTCTTGATAGGTTCCTAGAACAGAAATATCTTTTGCGATTAAATTGTGATATTAATGACTTAGTCACGTATTTAGAAATATATGCAGAAATAGCGTCAAGATTCTCATCGAGTGGGGAAGCAGTCGAAAATCCAGCACGAAAACCAGTTAAATTATAAATAGCGATTCCCTGTCCTGTTTTATGGCCTGAATCCTTCATACGGCCGTTAAAATTCGCTAGAAGGGCATGGAAGTGAATTGCTCCATCTTTGTGGTATTCAGGAACGCAGATGTACTTTAATTCAGGTGAATGTTTATCTTTTTGATTCCTAAACCATTTAAGCATTACATTCTTGCAATGGATGAACGAATAACGATCGTGTTTCTTGGGGTCGAATGTGAATGTACAGAAAAACTTGAAATTATTGGAATAAATAATATCTTTAATAGCAACCTTAGAGCGTCTAAGAGAACTATATGAAGGTAGATATTTATCTTCTGGTCTTAAATTACGGCGGAAATTAATGCGGTCGGAAATAACATTTAATACAGGTTCTTTATATATTATGACTTTAATCATAGAGGGGTAAACTTTCGTTATATTTGATATATATTGCACCTTTTGCATGTACCTCACTTTCAAAAGTAGGCGTTATGTGTACTTATTATGAACTACGTCCACATAACGCCCGATTCCCTTTTTGGGTGGCATAAATTATAAAAGCGGCATGAATCCGTCAAGCCGTACGGCATTGACTGATTCATTAAACCGATTTTAATGACCAATTAAGCCAAAAAGGGAGATTATTCTTTAATAATTAAAGAGCTATTAAATTTTATCGTAGAGAGACCGTGAACATAAATCCGCTCAGGATTACCAGACCAGCGTCCTAGGTCGTCGCAGAGAATATCATCACCACGGATGAAATCATTGACTAATTTATTAGAGATTTTAGAACGACGGCATTGAATCATATAGAGACATTGCTCACGCAGAGATTTATCGAGACGTCCATAAATTTGAGATGAAGATAGAACGAAACAGTGGCGTTTTCTTAATTGAGAGAAGCACTGGACTAAATCACCAACTAATAACTTAGTGGCACGATCAAAATTATCTTTTGGAAAATAAGTATGAAATTCATCTAATAAAAAGAAATTTATAACCTTATCTTCCCTATTTAATTCAGGAAGATTGAGGAATGTAGAAAATAACGTATTTTTAGAAATCTTCTCACCTATTCCGAAATTAGAATAAATTTTGTTAATCTTCCAGCCTTTTTTCTGATATTGCTTGCATAATCGCTCAAAATACCAGAGCATGGAAGCGGTCTTGCCACCACCTTGGGAACCACAAAACATATAATGGCCATATGGAATCTCCTTTTTAATTTTCTTGCCACCAAATCGTCTAGTCTTAAATAAACGGGCTAATATAGAGTTATCACGTTTGTTATTGACGGCGATGGGATCAAGACTAACTACTGATTGAGTTTTTCGCATAGTTCCTCCAAAGATTTAGAAATAGATTCAAGAGAAGAAGCAATAGATTTAAGTTCACCTAATGTAGTACCACGCTCACCCTCAAATTGTAATTTACCAGTTGATAAATTAAAAGGCATAAAAACTCCTAAATTAAATATTAATTAGATTATACAGGAATTTTATTAGTAGTAAGATTGAAAATTTTAGAAGCAATCATAAAGGCAAAAATACCATTTATTGCCAAAGCAATAGCTCCAAAAACAGCATTAGAATCAAATGGAAGACAGCAAGAAATAATGTGAAAAACTTCACCAATCACGTTATTAAAAGCAATCATAACAACTAAATTCAAAAGATTAACAATGGCAGTAAAAAAAGTAATAGAAACACCAATAACAAAAGCCATTTTCATCCCATATACAATTAACTCACCCATTAAATTCCTCCTTTTTTAAGCCAACTAATAACAAAACCAAATATTAACATCATAGCAGAAATACCTAAGACGGGAGTTAAAATAGATCTAATATTATTCGGGAACCAAGGGCAATAAGTAGCGTTTGGTTTATTTAGCATTTTACCAATAGTTGGGATTGGACGACAACCACCACCAGCAAATAAATCAAAGATTGGAGAAAATGGATTCATAACTGTAAAGCTGAAAATACTACCAAGTTTCTTAGAATCATTTTTACCCTTATCTTCCCTGTCTTTTTCTTCTTGCTTATTTTGTTGAAATTGTTGATTTTGTTGCTGAGTCTGATTATTAATACTGTTATTAAGTTGATTATTCTGATTGATAATAGTCTCATTTTGAACAACTAAATTGTTAAGAAATTGAGTATTAGGATCAGTATAAAGTTCAATATTAGAAATATCAAAATAATTAAGTTTAAGATTACGAAGAGGAAAATTCATGGCAGGCATATGAGAAAAAAGAGCATTAGTAGAAGAAGGAAAATCATATGAACCAATAGAAAGACGAAAATAAGGATCTCTAACGAAACCACCCTCAGGAGAAAAGAAAACAGAACCTGAAAGCCTAATAACAGAGTTATTATTTTCTAAAAAACGATTACAAGAAAAATTTGAAACCACACCCTTACCAGGAGTGCCATCAACAGAAATATCAAGAAGAGGATTAAACCCATGATGACAAAACCAAAAAAGTGAATTATTACCCCAATAAGTAAGAGAAAAATCAAATTTAACAGAACGCTTATTAACAGCACCAGATTGAGGAAGATAAAACCAAATAACTTGACGATTCACATTAATAGGGTCAGATGTTCTTGTATCATCAACAACCCGAGGATTAGAACCAGCAGGGTTATAAGAAATGTCAAAATCCGATGTCTTACCAATACTATAATGAGAATTAAACCAACCAATTTTATTGATTGAGTTAATAGCATTAACGTTATTGACTGATAATAATGAAGTACAAAATACAGAGAAAATAAAGAAAAATGCAAAGGAAGATAATTTTGTTAAGCATTTCATTATCGTCTCCTTATTCCCATAAACATTTTATAAATGATAGTAAAGAAAGCTAAGACAATTATAGTTGCGGGAAGAACAAAAGCAGATTGAAGAGATGGAGGAACAAAATATTTTTCAGTAAAATTGTAAGTACAAGTGTTATTATAATGACCAGAAAAATAATTACGCTCAACTTGAACCCACTTAAAACCATTAAGAATATAAGTATCGGAATAATTGGATGCACGAGCAGTAATCACATTCCCAAGAGTAGAAACTTGAAGACAATTATAACCTGTCGGTAATTCAAAATAATTCATTTTAATCTCTCCTAAAAAGGCTTATAGCCCAACTAATAACTAAAACGTAAGCAAATGGATGAAGAAACCAAGCTAATGTGTCAATAGTGGCCTGTGCTAAGACTTGCATTTAAAACTCCTTAATAGATCGTCATCACTAAATTTAATTTCCAAATTTTGCTTTTTTAAAAAAGCAAATTGAATATAACAAAGAATCTCTAAACGATCAGAAATAGATTTTAAATTTTTATTAATCCTAATACCTGGACTAAATCTAACAGCAACTCCATTCTTAGGTTTATATACGCCACTTTCCCAAACATTCAAATCACTTAAATTCAAATTTTCTACAAATTCATATTCAGTAGCATATACACTACTACACACATTTAGTAAAACAATTGTTAATACTAAAAAAAACATTAAAAATAACTTTTTCATAAATCCTCCAAATTTTTATAAACTACTCACAATTCTACCATTTTTTAGTATCTATGTCAACTTTCACTAATTCAATAATTACCACTTCATCATTATTTTAAGCCATTTTCTATAGACATTTATGTAAATATGTGCTATACTAAACTGAGCGCTAAAAAATAGGAGGTTTTATGTTACGCCAACATGAAGGGTTATATGAATCAATAATATATCAAGAAGATCCATTAATCCCATACAACAAATCTTTACAAAAACATAAAGAATTAAGAGAAA